TGATAAAGTTGGAAAATCAATTCAAAATGCGAAGAATCTTGCAAACAAAGCGATTCATCCGTTCCATACATTGAAAGAGCTTCTTGGCGGTTCTGACGGTGGCAACAAAAGGAACGGAATGCCGTTTGGAAGAATGATAGGTTCATCCATTATGTTCTCAACCATTTTTGGAGCTATCAGCCAGATAAAACAGGCAATCAAGGAAGGTTCGGACAACCTTGTACAGTATAGCTCTGAATATAACAAAAGTATTTCTGGAATGGTTTCATCCTTATTATATTTGAAAAATGCGTGGGCGGTAGCATTTGCACCGGTTGTGAATGTAGTCGGACCGTATATAGAATCTTTCATTGATATGCTTGCCGGTGCGCTAAATGCAGTTGGTCAGTTTATGGCTGCGCTTACCGGAAAAGGTTTTGTTGTACAAGCTAAAAAAGCATGGAAAGATTACGGCGCTGGACTTGATACAACAAAAGATAAAGCAAATGATACTGCAAAAGCAATTAAGGATTTACAGAATTATACTCTTGGCATTGATGAATTAAATGTCATTCAGCCGGCAGATAATTCCGGCAATTCTGGTAGTGGTTCCGGATCTGGCGGAAGCTCTAGCGGAAGTCCATCTATCTCAGATATGTTTGAAACGATAGAAGTTCCAAACTCTATGAATAAACTGGCTGATAAGTTTAAAGAAGCTATCAAAAACTCCGATTTTACCGATATCGGTAAAATGCTCGGAGATAAGCTGAGTTCCGCAATGGAGAGTATTCCGTGGAAAACGGTTTATCGTAAAGCTGATAATTTTGGAAAAGACTTGGCTACATTCCTTAATGGATTGATTTCGCCACGTCTTTTTTATGATTTAGGGACTACTATCGCAAACTCAATTAACACAGCATTACACACGGCAAATTCATTTGCAGTCAATTTTGATTGGAGAAATCTTGGAGATTCACTGGCTGCTAGTATTACTGGATTCTTTGAGAATTGGGATGCTGGATTACACGCTGAAACATTCAGTCATTTTGGCGAAGGTTTTCTTGAAGCAATTACTGGTTTTATAGATGGTCTGGCAGAGGATAAAACGTGGGAGGAAATCGGACAGAAAATTGCTGATTTTATCTGTGGCATTGATTGGAAAGGTCTTGCGTGGGATTTGGGAGGATTCTTTAAGGCTCTAAAAAAAGCACTACTCAACTTTCCAAAAGACTTCAAAACAGGACTAATGAAAGGACTTTTTGAAGGACTTTTTGGAGATAAAATGTCCGGAGACAAATTGTCGAAAAATTTAAAAATTTTCGATGATATGAATGATTTATCAAAAAAGATTGATGACAGTCTTATTAAATCTATTTTCGGAAAAAGTCCAGGAATCTCAAAAATAGACTTAAATAAATCAAATACTCAAATAGCAGGATTAAACAACGTAGATATAGACAATGCAAACAAAGCAGCAGAGGCTAATTTCGGAGATATCGGAGATTGGTTCAGAAAAAGAAAAGAAGATATAGAAAACGCACAAGGTGATATTGCTGATTGGTTCTCTAAAAAATATCAAGATGCAAGAACTGGAACAGAAAATGCATTTCAGGACATTGGTACTTGGTATGCAGATAGAAAAACCGATGTAAAAAACGCACAGAGCGATATTGCTGATTGGTTTGGAAAAAAATATGAAGATGCACGTACACGCGTGGCTGATACATTTCAGGATATCGGTGGCTGGTTCGGTCAGAAGAAAACCGATATTCAAACCAATATGAATAACATTTCTGACTGGTTTGATACGAAATTCAAAGGCGCAAGAGGTTATGTTGCATCTGCGTTTCAGAATATCGGCTCATGGTTCGGAGATAAGAGAAAAGCTATCCAGAATAACATGGGTTCTATTTCGACATGGTTTAGAGATACTTTCCGAAAAGCTTATGACGGAATTACTGGTATTTTTGATAGAATCGGTTCTTATTTTCGTGAGGTTGGCAACAAAATCAAGTCTCCAATCAAAGATGCGCTGAATGGAGTTATCGGCGGTGTCAACTGGGTGCTTGGAAAACTTGGTTCTGGAAAGACTTTTCCTTATGTGAATTTTGCAACCGGAACCGGTGCAGATGGTGTAGCGCATGATACGCTCGGCGTGGTCAATGACCAGACAGGCAATACATACCGTGAGTTGGTACAATTCCCGAATGGAAAAACCTTTATTCCTACAGGGCGTAATGTGATGTTACCTATGCCAAAAGGAACAAAGGTACTCCCGGCAGATCAGACAAAAGCATTGATGCAGATGCAAAATATTCCGCATTTCAAGAGTGGTATCGGAGATTTCTTTGGTAATGCTTGGGCTAAAATCAAAGACTTCACAGGAGATATCCTTGACTATGTAGAAAATCCGAGAAAACTCATGCAGATTGCAATTGATAAATTCACGGATTTAACTGGCGTGCTTGAACCTGGACTGTCTATGGCGAAAGGTGCGGTTAGTTCTGTATTTGATGCAGCTGTGAATAGTATCAAGGGACTTCTAAGCGATTTTGGCGGTTCCAATGTGAAATACAACCCGTCTGCTGGCGTTGAGCAGTGGAGAAAGCTTGCTAAGAAAGCATTGAAATTAACCGGTCAATACAGTGAATCCAATTTGAATCGTCTGCTGATGCAGATGCAGTCAGAGTCAAGCGGAAATCCGAATGCTATCAACAATTGGGATAGCAATGCAAAAGCCGGTATCCCGTCAAAAGGACTTATGCAGGTGATTGATCCTACATTCCGTAGTTATGCGCTTGCACCATACAATAAAAATATTTATGATCCGCTTTCCAATATGATAGCTGCTATCCGGTACACTGTATCGAGATATGGTAGCCTTTCAAAAGGTTGGAATGGACATGGATATGCTGATGGTGGATTCCCGATGAATGGTGAAGTTTACGTGGCGAATGAAAACGGATTCGGTTCTGAATATATCGGAAGCATTGGAAATCGTCATGTCGTGGCGAATAACAACCAGATTGTAGAAAGTGTAAGTTCTG